TCTCTTTTATAAGCACCATTAGCTCAGTTGGTAGAGCAACTGACTCTTAATCAGTGGGTCCTGGGTTCGAGTCCCCGATGGTGCACCAAATACCGCAAATACAAACCCTGCTGCTTTGGTCTTTTTCCTTTGTGGTACGTTTGGAATTTGCGTCGCCAGGGGTTCCCGCTGGTAGGTTTGCAGTCAAATGCAAAGCAGGGAACAAGCAAAGCCCCCGCAGGTACGCTTCGGCGCACTTGCGGGGGCTTTTTGTTAAATCTCGGTTGTTACCTCAACGGCGGCAATTTTTTCCGCCAGCTGCTTGAGGGGCGTGTCTTCGCTGTATTCGACTTCCAGGCCGTCGGCCAGTTTGTGCAAGGCTTCCAGACCCATGGTTTCAAGCTGTGCCGCGTCCAGGTGCCCGGTTACGGTGTGCCCTTTGTTTGTGCCCGAAATTTCCGCCTGCATATTGATTGCCGTTTCGTCGGTCATGGTGTCCAGAAATTTAGCCACCTTTTCGCGCAGGCCAGCGGGCAGGGGAAGGCCACAAAGCAGCATATTCTTCATAATGCTGGTAGCTTCATAGAGTACATACACAACGCAGAAAAATTCTGCAAGGCCCAGGCTTTTAATGCCCATTGACGTAAGCACCGCCCTTGTATCGGCGTTTGCCCAGGCCAGCACGTCCACGCCCACCATATCGTCCACAAGGACAAGAAACAGCACGGACAGGACCATGGCAACCTTACGAATGCCGCCGTCAATGCCCACGCTGGAATTCCACTTCCGATATTTGACGGCGCGCAGGCAGCCCAGGGCAGTGTCCAGCACAACGCACCAAAGCACCAGGCGCACAAAAAGGTTGCCGGTCAGCGTGTGCAGGTAGTTAGAGAAAAGCATATCCATTGTTTAGCACTCCTTTACGGTTACGGGAAGGCCCAGGGCTTCGGCCTGCGCCTTAATGGTGTTTTTGTCGCCCGCGCTCATGGGGCCAGCCGTCACCATGTATTCGGTTGCTTTCGGCTGGGCGGCCTGGGCGGTTTTGGTGTAGCCGTTCAGTCCGTTCTTTTCCATAATGGCGGGATAGTCGCGGTAGCAGACGTCGCAGTCCAGGCTATTGCCGAAGCCTGCAATTCCCAGCGCGTTCTTGCTGGAATACTGCCACAAGCCGTTCTGCACCGTGGCAGTGTCGGTTTTGGTGTAAGCAGCTTCCCACTTGTCGAAGCTGGCAAGGCCCGACAGATCGGTGTGGTTGATGAAGAAGTCGCGGGAACAGTACACGGCGGCATAATAGCCGCCCGCTTCCAGGGTTTCCAGCGCGGCCTTAATAATGGCCGTGTTCTGCGCCTTGCCGCAGTTCAAGTTATATTTTTCGTACTCCACGTCGTAGTAAATGGGGTACGCGAATTTGTGGCCCGACAGCATTTTTACAACCTGCTGGGCGGTGATTCTTGCGGCGGCGGGGCTGGTATCGTAACAGTAGAAGTAAACGCCCACGGGAACGCCGTACTTCTCGCAAGCGGCCAGGTTGTTAAGGAATTGGCCGTCCATGTACAAGCCGCCTTTGCCGTGCCGCGCAGAATATCCCACGCGAAGAATTGCAAAGCCGGGCGACGTTCCGCCGTTCACCCGGCGCAACTCCGAAGCGGTCTTGGCCCAGTCAATAGCGCCCTGGTGGTGCGAAACGTCGATGCCGTAAATTTTCATTTGTTCCACCTTCCTATTTGTCGGCGGCCCGCGTGAAGCGCTCATAACGCGCCAGCAGGGCCGTGTATTCGTCTTTTGTCTTGCTGTCCGCGTGAAGATCAAGCCGCCGCTGCTGCTTTGCTGCAAGGTCCATTGCGTCAATCAGCAGGGCCGCCGTTTCATGCAGCCAGCTTTCAGCTTCCGGCGGTTTCATCTTTGGCGCGCGGGCCGCAGATTGCCAGCGCTTCGCCTTCGGTGATTTTTGGCGGGTCGCTTTCGGTGTACGCCCACACCTGGTCGGCGGTGATTTTGTGCAGCCGATACAGCAGCCGCGCGGTGGTATAGTATTTGCTCATGTGTGTTAGCCCTCCATGATTGCGACCATAAAATCTTCCATGACGGCCAGGCGCTCCTCGACAGTCGGGGCTTTCTCCTGGCCTTCCCATGCTTCGCCGTACTTCCACCAGCCGGAAAAATCCGCTGCAATGCTTTCCCGGGTTTCCTCTGCGGCGCGGGCGGCGGGAAGCATAAACATAACTTCGTCGGCCAGGTACGCGCTGCCCGGTTCCTGTTCCGGGTCAGTCTCGCCGGGCTGTGCAACGTCTGCCGCGTCCTTGATGTTGTCGTACAGCCGGACAACGGCGTCGCCGTCCGGCAGGCGCTCAAAGACAACGGCAGACGGCTGGTGGTCCAGCATAATGCTTGCATTTTTCATTGTGTATCCTCTCTTTCTGTCGTGTTGCCCACCCGATCACTTGGCAGGCAAGCGGTTTTATTTTCTCGGTCCGCAGCGTTGTGCTGCATTTCCGGGAATTCGTCTGCGTAAAATATCCGTAGTAACTCGCCAGCTTGTACGCGCGAAAAAGCGGCACCGTGCCGCTTTTGTCAACTTCGCGCCCGGCCCGCAGGTATTGCCGCCGCGCCCGCCGGAAAATGGCCCGGCGCACGGTTGTATAGGTTCGGCGGATAACGAAGCCCACAATATCAAGCCCAGGGCAGCCGCGCGCCGCTGGCCGCGTCAGGTGCCTGCGGCGGTGTTCTTCCTCGATGCTCAAAAAGGCCACTTCGTCGCCGCCCGGTTTGAATGTCAGGCCGAAGGTTTTCAGCGTCCATTTTGCTGCCGTCCTTGCCGCGCTGCGCAGGTCTGCCAGCCTTCGGCCCATTATGGCAACGTCGTCCGCATAGGCCACCAGCGCCACAACAAGGCGTTGCCGCGTGCCCCTGCGCACCTTTTCAAGCGACAGCATATACCGCAAAACGTATGACATAACCAGGTTAAACAGCCATGCGTCCAAGTAGCCGCCTATAATAAGGCAACCGCGCGGCGACATATTCAGCAGGGTTTCCACCAACAGCAGCAGCCACTTTGCGGCGGGAATTTCTTTTTTCAAAATTCCCATGATTACGCCCGCTTTGGTGTTCTCGTAGGCGTGGCGAATATCCAGCTTGCGGGCGTACTTGATTCCCAGCGCCT